AATCCTATCTTTGAGCAAACTAACTTTAAAGAATATATTAAATCACATTATACTATTGGATTAAAATCTATGCTTGGTGAAGATATTGATGTATTTAGCGGTGTACAATCAGAGACAACTAATGTATAATATCACTAATGAAGATTATAAATTTGTTGAGCGTCCTGAAGATGTGATGTATACCGTTGAACTTACGACTGGTGAATATAAAGGTACTAAGTACCAATACGGCAAAGTAAGTGCTAAAGTTGAAGAAATCAACGATGATGAAGACGGTATTGCATCGCTATCTTTTATGTGGAACTTGATTGAAGGAGATGATGCGTTGCAAGAATCTCCTGATTTTCAGAACTATATCGGAGATGTGCTTTCGCATATTCTTCAAGATGCATTTGATAGTGGCGAATATAAGATAGGAAATGATGATGACACCAAACGTACCGACAACGATTCTGCGGAACCTATTAACCAATGAAGAGTTCACCCGTAAAAGTATTCCTTTCCTTAAGAAAGAATATTTTGAAGGTTCTGAACGGTTCGTATTTGATGAGATATTAAAATTCGTTGGTAAGTATAATAAACTACCAACACCAGAAGCGTTGTCTATTGAGTTAGATAACGCTGGACTTCCTGAGCAAACACACATTCAAGCTCATGGAGTTGTAGAAACAATTAAGGTGCCTGTCAAAGATGATGATACTTGGCTCCTTGAACAAACTGAAACATGGTGTCAGGATAGAGCAATCTATCTTGCTATCATGAAATCGATTGAAATTATTGATGGTCGTGATGAGAACCAGACAAAGAATGCTTTGCCTACTATCTTATCAGATGCACTCGCTGTTTCATTCGATACTAATATCGGCCATGACTATGTCGGAAGTGCTGATGCAAGGTATGACTTCTATCATACTACTGAAGAAAAACTACCGTTTGATCTTGAAAAGTTCAATAGTATTACAAAGGGTGGTTTACCAAAGAAAAGCCTCAACATTGCCTTAGCAGGTACTGGTGTAGGTAAGTCCTTATTTATGTGTCATTGTGCTGCTGGTGCATTGACAGATGGAAAAAATGTTTTATATCTGACAATGGAAATGTCAGAAGAGAGAATAGCTGAACGGATTGATGCTAACCTCTTTAATGTTCCAATTGATCAACTTGAAAACTTGTCAAAGAAAATGTTCGATGACAAAGTGAATAAGATCTCGTCTAAGACGAATGGTCAATTAATCATTAAAGAATACCCAACCGGTTCAGCGCATGTAGGACACTTCCGTGCATTGCTTAATGAACTTAAACTCAAAAAAGACTTTGCACCTGATATTATATTTATTGATTATTTGAACATTTGTGCATCGTCCCGCATAAAAGGATTAAGTGGTGGTATCAATACATATTCCCTCATCAAATCTATTGCAGAAGAGATTCGCGGACTTGCAGTCGAATACAACGTGCCCATTGTATCAGCGACTCAGACAACTCGAAGCGGATATGGATCGAGTGATGTCGGTCTCGAAGACACGTCTGAATCATTCGGATTACCTGCTACAGCTGATCTTATGTTCGCCCTCATCTCAAATGAAGAACTCGAAGGTCTCAACCAGATCCTCGTCAAACAACTTAAAAACAGATACAATGACCCAGGAATTAACAAGAGGTTTATCGTGGGAGTGGACAGAGCACGAATGAGATTATATGATGTAGAAGACTCTGCTCAAAATCTACAAGATTCAGGTCAAGATTCTACCCCTATAAATACATTTGGTAACAGAGAAAAGAAAGATTACGGAGATTTTAAAGTATGAGTGCAGGCCCATTTGAAGAAGAGTTAAACAGAGAGCTTAATAAGCCTATTAAGCGAAAGGTAATAACTTATGAAGAAATCGATGGAAATATAAAGATGACTACATCTAATCGTCGATACTACGCTAGTGGAGATTATCATGATGATCTTACTACTGAAATACTATGTTTGAATAAATAGGAATAGATCATGCAAGCTAAATTAATCGCACATACTCAACTCACTAATAGGATACATTCTGGTGAACGTGACAACAATGGATTGGATAACATCCAGGACCTCGTCGCATATTGCGCCCGTGTCTCAAACCCGAAAAATCAAGCTAACACCAAGACAACTCCAAAGTTACTTGACTATCTCATCAAACATAAACACTGGTCACCGTTCGAAATGGCAAGTGCAACAATCGAAGTTAACACAACTCGAGACATTGCAAGGCAACTATTACGTCATAGAAGCTTCAGCTTCCAAGAGTTTTCTCAGCGGTATGCTGACATACGCGATCTTAGTGACTCTGTTGTAATTCGTAAAGCACGTCTACAGGATTTAAAGAATAGACAGAATAGTGTAATTACCGATGATACTTCCCTTCATGTACAATGGGAACAACATCAGCGTAATATCTGGCACGCTGCTATGCAAGCCTATGAATGGGCCATTGATAACGGCATTGCTAAAGAACAAGCAAGAGCTGTTTTACCTGAAGGTAATACACCTTCTCGTTTATATGTTAACGGTACTATTAGATCATGGATTCATTATTGTGAACTTAGATCTTCTAATGGTACACAACTAGAGCATATGGTTCTGGCTAAAGAGATTGCGGCAGCAATTGGTCAGATCTATCCAAAATTGTTAGATTTCACAGAGGAGTAAATTAATGGGTAAAAGACTTAGTACGCACGAATCAGAACTAGGCAAAGGATATGCTGAAGTTCATTTTGATTTTAAAGAAGAACTAGCATATATTAAATACTTTGATAATCACTCCAAACAATTCTTCACAGAAGAGTTTCCAGGTAAAACCGTTAGATATGCAGAAGATGCTGCAGAGAATTGGGCTTTAGGTATTAAAAAGCTTGAACCAGCTCTTCATTAATACTGTAACATATATGTAACATTTTTAGCTTATTTGCAAATAAAACGCAAATAGGCTAAAATAACTGTGTACATTGCTGTTTAAACCGTGTATAAAGGTTATAGAAACAAAAACAGAAAGATTACATTATGATTACGATTCACCAAATTCAACTTACTTCAGACCAAATCGATGCTGTAAATGCTGGATCAAAAGTAGAAGCTTTTGAAACTAAGAATAAGTTATCAATCTTCGGTTCTTTTAAGTCTGATATGTTCTCACATTTCACTGCAGCTTTTAAAGTAAATACTCTTCGTTTAGAAGAAGCTTTCGAGTGGACTAATCTTTGGAATAGACAAGATAAAGTCGATGTACTCGGCGATCGTAATCACAGCTCATCTGTTGGTGATATCTTTGAATTGAACGGAGAATTCTTTCTTTGTTCAAACTTCGGTTTTAAACAAATTAAAGTGGAGGAAGTATAATGTTTGTAGTAAAAACTCAAATCCTTGAAAACTATGGCTCTCACGCTGAGGATGGTAAATTCTCTAGTGGCAATGCTTATTGGAAAATGAAGGGCGGTAATGATTATATCGTTCATGACTTAGATCGTGCTCAAGACGCATTAGCTTTTGTTGCTGCTAAGTATACTTCTAATGATCTTGATTGGAAAGAATTTCCAACTGAGGTTATCACTTGGGATGCTTGGCAAGAAGAGCTGACTGAATTGTCTGAAGACTATCGTACCTTTCTTATAGAGCAATCTATAGCATGTTCTCCTGAGGGCATGCTATGATAGCAGAATACTGGCAAGAATTCTGTATTGTATGTTTCTTTGTAATCGCAATGATTAATCACGGATCTCATTCTCGTAAAGAAGGTATTAGATTGGGATCTGAACAAACATTAGACATACTTGAAAAAGAACGCATCATAAAAATAAACGAAAAAGGTGAAATTAATGGTGTACAAAGCAAGTAAAGTGTGGTAGAATAACTTATTATATTATGAAATGGAGTGAAAATTATGGGAATTAAAACAAATAAAGGTCGTGAGTCACAGGCTTATATCGGAACATTTAAATACGATTCATACGATGACATGTTTCAGTTAGAAGATCTACGTGCAATGGTTAAACACATGAATCGTGATTTACGAGCTGCTAAAATGGATTACCAATTCTATGTTAAATGTCAAGGTAGGTCTGATACAGTAAAGCGTAGCTTTAGCAAGTATTATTACTCTTTGCCTTTATCAGTAGCTGACCGTGTAGATGCTTACATCTATAGAAGGCATACAGCTTGAACGAGATAGCCATCGTAGGTGGCACTCAATCACAAAAATCACTTGTACTTAAAGTCGTGACGTGGTACTTAAAAAAAGTATTACCTCGCGTACGTACACTTGATATCACTGTTAAGCTTACTCGTTGTATGGATAAATCTAATGCGATGGGTTATTGCTTAGAGCTAGATGATCATAAAACTTTTGAAATAGAAGTAGATAAGAACCTTCGTTTATATGACATGGTTTCTACTCTATGCCATGAACTTACTCATCTTAAACAATACTACAGAAAAGAGATGGTTCATCTTGACTGTGGCAGAATACGCTGGAAGAAAAAAGTATATAAAGAAACTTTTGAATATGACAAACAGCCTTGGGAAAAGGAAGCGTTTAAAGTAGAAACACAATTAGCATTAGATTGCTTTACAGAAATTTTATAAGCCGGTTCTTCCGGCTTTATTTTTTGTATAAATAGTCTTAACGGTTGTATAATTATAGGCAGATTTAATGTTTACGTTTAAAGGATTTCTCAACGAGATGTATAATTTCTTTCCAAAATCAGTAGAAGAAATCGATAAAACTTTAACAGATTTTAGTCCTGAGTCTAAGGAAGAAATTACTAAGCTATTCACATATCTTAAAGGCAAAGCTTCAGGTTCAGATATACCTCCAATTAATATAGATCTAAAGAAACAGAATCATATTAACATTAGTCGTAGTCTTAAAGGTATCGTTGATATTCCTGACGTTATGAGAGGTGCAGACCTCAAAAGAATTAAAGTAAAATTTGGCGATGGTTCTTCTGGTAATCGTGGCTCTAATAACAGAGGTAACTTATTTGAAGGTATCTTTGCTAAAGCTATGCAAGCATGGTGGGATGGAGAACCTGTAACAGATAAGAAACTAGAAGCAGCAATACTTGATCTTGATAAAACATATGCTATTAGTAAATCTAAAACACTAGATATTAGTGTTGAAGGTGCTGAAAATACTAAACGTCCTATTGAGTTTGGACCTAGTATTATTCTAAAGAATCCAAAAGGATCTGGTTTTGATGTTGGTCAATCTGTTACTGATATTACTTTAACAACAGATACTCAGAAGATCTTCTTAAGTCTTAAACTTGGTGGTACAACCACTTTCTTTAACGTTGGTGTTAAGACAAAACTAACAACAAGTGAGATTAAATCTGGAACTATTACAAATCCAGACGGATTAAAGCTACTTAAGATGTTTGGTATAGATCCTATTAGGTTTTGTCAAGTATTCAATGGAGATAAAATAGGTACAAGAGATAAGACTGATCGTAGAGCAAACTACGATAAGCGCGCTATAGGCAAATTGTTACAGTCAGGTATAGGTCACAACTATCATATTATCCATAAGATGGGTGCTAAAGTACTATCTAAGCAGATGGATGAAAGAGCAATGAAAAAAGCTGCTATGATTACATCTGGAATTACTGTATATTATGGTGGTAAAACTGGAAGAGGTAAGCGTATTGATGTTGAATTCGAATCAGCATCTTATATCTTTAAAATTAATATTCGCGATACGCAGGGTAAAGATGGTTATCCTACACGTATGATGTGCGATTTCAAAACAAAGTAGAAATTAATGATAAACTTTAAATCACATACTATCACAGAAGCTGCTTCTTCTAAGAATACACATATGACTCATATCGAGGATCGTGTGATTTATGGTGGTGTTAATGGTGCACGTGATGCTATACTTGCATTAAGAGCAATGCGAGACATGTTAGCAGGTAGTTCAAAGAAAACAACTGATGTGACTGTTAAATGGGATGGTGCACCTGCAGTATTTGCTGGTATTGATCCAACTGATAAGAAGTTCTTTGTAGCAAAGAAAGG